GGGTCGTTTGATTGAACGCGAGGCAATACTTGATTTGGTTGATGCCTACGCCAAGAACAACACCGACCTCAAAGCCGCCATCAAGGCAAGGGGGCAGGCATGACAAACGTAATTCAATTCCGTGGCATCACCCGCCTCGACCTTGACCCGGACATTGTGTTGGAGAACACCAAGGGCCAACTGGCGGGGCTGGTGATCTGTGGCTACGACACAGAGGGCAACGAATATTTTGCCAGCACATACGCTGATGGTGGTGATGTGTTGTGGTTGCTTGAGCGTATGAAGCTGCGCTTGCTTAACATGGGAGACGGGGATGCCCAATAAAGAAGACATCATCCGCATGGCGCGGGAGGCTGGGTTTTACCAAACTGACGACCACGGTGACGATCTTTGGCTGTGCGATCTGGAAGAACTAAAACGCTTCTTCTACATGGCTCAAGCCGCCGAACGCAACAAGGTGGCGCAGTGGATGATTGATCGCAGCTACGCCACAGGCCACGGCGACACGGTGGAAGACCTGCTCAAAGAGTTGGAGTGGCAGGTGCGTGAGTCCGAGCGCAACGCCTGCGCAGACATCGCAAGGCAGTGGGACATTGAACACCAAGGCTCAAACTACGGCGGGTGTATTGCAACTCTGATTGAAGCAAGGGGGCAAGCATGATGAATGTAGAACTCAGCAAAAAACTCACTCAAATGCTTATGGAAAGCTACGACAAGGGCGTGGCCGACGCTATGGCCGCAGCGGAGAAGGCAATTGAAAAGGCTGTTGATGTAGCGATTGCCACCGAGCGAGAGGCGTGTGCGAAGGTGTGTGAGCAGGAGGTTTGCGCCTGCTGTTGGGAAGATGACGCACAAGCCGCAGCCGAACACCTTGCAGAGCGCATCCGAGCAAGGGGGCAAGCATGAACTGCGATTCAGTCTACAAAGAGCGCAACCAATTGGTGGCCTTGCTGTCAACGCTTTTCCCGTCTGGGAGGGCAAAGACGGCCATCGAGGGCTGGGACGAGGCGTGGCACGGGTGCGTCTACATTGACTTCCCGTGGGGGCAGGCCTCATGGCACTACCACTCAGACGATGAGCAGATGTTCGCGCATCTGCCGCCGTACACAAAACCTTGGGATGGGCACACCACCGAGGAAAAGTATGCGGCCATCGCCGCTGCTGTGAAAGCAAGATCCGGAGACGAGATGCCACTGTTCGACGACTGGGACTGCCCGCCATGCAACCAGCAGTGCAAGCAGGGGCGGCAGTGCCCCAACCAGGGCGGGGATGGCCTGATCTGGGAGGTGCTGGCAGCCGCGGCTTTCCTGGCGGTAGTTGTTCTGGCGTGCTTCATGTAACCCAATCGAAACCCAATCAAAAGCGAATCGGTTATAAAAATACTTCGTAGCACCTGTTGACACTCGTTGATTCGGGCGTATACTCCGCTCCGTTGTCGTCGAAAGCAACAGATTGAGAGCCGTTACTCATGCACTGGCCTCCTGCGTAGCGGGGGGTTTCGACCCAGTGCAGCAGTAACGGCTTTTTTTGTTTTTCGCGGTAACCGCACATCATGCGGTACGTCGGTGGTGATGAGTGTGAAACCCCGTGACACGAGCAAGCCGGAGCGGGGGCGGTGGGCGAACCCTAGAGCCGGGCGGTTGAAAGAAGTCTGGGGTGCTGGCGATGGATGGCTCCATACGGCAGGAAAGCGGGCCCGTGTCTCACGGTATGGGCTTGCTATGCTCAGAATCTCACCACCGGCAGTCGAAAGCGGTTAAAATGGAGGGGCAGGCGAAGCTCTGAAAGTGCATGCGCGAGTAGGGTAGTAGTCTGCACCAAGACGCATGGGGATTGCATGAAAGCCTGCTACCCAAGTCCCGCAGGCTATATGTCTGAGAGGCATCTCGGATGATGTTGGGATCGCAGTCCCCAGCCGTGTTGATAGCGAATCAATAGCGAACCGAAAGCGAAGAGAAACCGAATCGGTTTCGACCGGTGAACCGCCGGGAAACATCAACCCAGGAGATGGACATGGTGAAAAGGATTCTTGCCGCTTTCGGCATTGCATTGATCACGACGGGTGCTTGGGCGCAATGCTCGACGCACACTTACAGCATGAACGGCCGCTTCGTCACATGCACGACCTGCTGCTACGGCGGCAACTGCTCGACGAACTGCTTCTGACCATGACTGAACAACGAGAGATGACCTTCGGAGAGAAGGCGGTGGGGCTGACGTTCAATCCGAGCGGTGACCCTACGGTCGAGGCGATCAAGCGCAAATGCGCCGACCTGATCGACGAGATCCACGAGCTGCGCACGAACCAGCCCAACGCAGAGATTGCCAGGATGGCCAGCGTCGCCATCACCGACATTCAGTCCGGTCAGATGTGGGCGGTAAAGGCCGCCACCTGGAAGTACTGAACCAAAAAGCCGAAAGCGGATGCTGCGGACAAGTCCCATGGTCACCGAGACCCAGTGCAGCGAGTAGGCCCCAACAACTGAGCGAGGAATACGGGTAATGCCAGAAACCGCCAAGAAGACCGCCCAGAAGGCGCCAAAGCAGCCCAGGAAGGCCGCAAAGCCCAAAGCCAAGGGTGAGGTAGCCCTCGCGCCGCAAATCGCCCAGGAGCCCGCAAAGAAGAAGTTGGGCAGGCCAACGATGTACACCCAGCACATGGCAAACCTCATCTGCCTGCGGATAGCAGAAGGGGAAAGTCTCAGGGAGATCGTAAAGACGGAAGGGATGCCAGAGCGGGCTACGATCTATGAGTGGTTGCTGCGCCGCCCCGATTTTGCTGACCAGTACACCCGCGCACGCGAAGAGCAGGCCGACACCCTGGCCGACGAGATCATCGCCATCGCCGACGAGCAGCCCGAGATCATTCCCGTTATAGATAAGCGAACTGGCGAGCTGATCGAGCACAAGCTGGACGGCGCCTTCCTGCAATGGCAAAAGAACCGGATCGACGCCAGGAAGTGGACGGCCATGAAGCTCAAGCCCAAGAAGTATGGGGAGCGGGTGGCCCTGGCCGGGGATGCTGACAGCCCGGTCAAGATCGAGGCGGAGGTGCAGGCCGAGACCCTGTTGACCGCCATGCTCAAGAACGTAGAGCTGAAGAAGCAGGCCGATGACTGATGTGGCCGAGATCCTCGCCGACCCAGAGGTCCAGGCGAGTCTCAAGGCGGCCAAGCCGGAGTTCAGGCTTGCCTGGGCATGGCGGCTGTCATGGTTCCAGGCGCAGCACAAGCATCAGGTGCTGCCGCACGGGGACTGGTGGTCGATCTGGCTGATGCTCGCTGGCCGCGGTGCTGGCAAGACCCGGACGGCCGCGGAGCAGATCGGCTGGTGGGCCTGGGAGAACCCAGGCACCCGCTGGCTGGTGGCCGCCCCGACCTCGAGCGATGTCCGCTCCACCTGCTTTGAGGGCGACTCCGGCCTGCTGACGGTCATCCCGTCGGCCCTGGTCGCCGACTACAACAAGGCCCTCCATGAGCTGAAGCTGATCAACGGCAGCCTGATCAAGGGCATCCCGGCGTCCGAGCCTGAGCGCTTCCGGGGGCCGCAGTTCCACGGGGCATGGTGCGACGAGCTGGCCGCCTGGGACTACCTCCAAGACGCCTGGGACCAGATCATGTTCGGCGTCCGCCTGGGCACCCGCACCCGGATCATCTGCACCACCACGCCCAAGCCCAAGGATCTGATCGTCGAGCTGGTGGGCCGGGAGGGCGACGATGTGGTGCTGACCACCGCCTCGACTTACGCCAACCTTGCGAACCTGTCGGACAACTTCAGGAAGCAGATCCTCCAGTACGAGGGGACAACGCTCGGCCGCCAGGAGATCTACGCCGAGATCATCGACCCGGAGGAGGGCGGCATCGTCAGCCGGGACATGTTCAAGCTCTGGCCGGCCGGCAAGGCCTTCCCCAAGTTCGAGTACATCATCCAGTCCTACGACGTGGCGACCAGCGAGAAGGTGCAGAACGACCCGACGGCCTGCATTACCTTCGGCGTGTTCAAGCCCCTGGACGGCCCGATGTCGGCCATGGTGATCGACTGCTGGCAAGAGCGCATGCAGTACCCCGACCTGCGGCCCAAGGTGATCGAGGAGTACGAGACAGTCTTCGGCGAGGGCAAGGACAAGAAGCGGGTGGACCTGCTGCTGATCGAAGACAAGAGCGCCGGCATCAGCCTGATCCAAGACCTTCAGCGGGCGCACCTGCCCATCCGCGCCTACAACCCAGGCAAGGCCGACAAGGTGCAGCGCCTGAACATCGTCTCGAACATCATCGCCCGCGGCCGGGTCTGGATCCCCGAGTCGGACAGGCGCAAGGGCTACGTCAAGGACTGGGCCGAGGGGTTCGTCAGCCAGATCTGCTCGTTCCCCGAGACCACGCACGACGACTTCGTGGACGCCTGCACCCAGGCCCTGCGGTACCTGCGGGACGCCGGCTGGCTCGAGATCGACCCTCCGCCTCGGGATGACTGGGACGACGAGGACTACGCCGACACCGGCAGACAACGAAGGGTAAACCCGTATGCTGCTTGAAGCGTCCTGGCTGTCGATCACCAGCGTCAGCGATGCCGGTGGACTGGTGACGCACATCGTGCCCATCGACGACATGCACGACCATGAGCTGTCGTCCGAGTGCTGGTGCGAACCCAGCCTTGACGAGGAGCATTGGGTGGCCACGCACCACAGCGCCGATGGCCGCGAGGACTTCGAGAGCGGGGCGAGGAAGCCGTCATGACCTACGGGTGCCACAACCGGCCGCCGTTCAAGGGCAGTCACTTCGTCCAGGACGGCTGGTGGGTCGATGGGGTGCAGCGGATCCCGAAGCTGTCCACCGTCCCGTTCAGGATGGCCAAGGATTGTCAGTACACACTAACCGACCTGGGGCGGGCTGACGAGCGGTGCCTGGGCTGCAAGCACAGGAGGGATGTCCAATGATCAGCATATCCGCGACCGAGGGCGTGAAGCTGGCCAGGGTGAGCCAGTGCGAGAACCGGCTCGAGCTGCTGGTTGATCCGGGCATGCGGTCGGATGCTCTGGCCCGGTGGGCGCATGCCGCGGTGGATCACTGGCTGGAATCGAGGGTGGACTTGACAAGCCCCGGCGTTTATGATGTCGGCACTGTGAAAGGGCTCGGACATGGCTAAGGCAATCGAGAAACTCAAGGCGATAGCCAAGCAGCGGTCGTCTGCGCAAGCACTGAAGAAGTGGGCTGAGTCCGGCGGTGACGTGCCTTTGAAATACAAGGGCCGCGAGCATGTCTGGAACAAGAAGGTCGAGAAGTTCGCAGCCGGCGGGTTTGCTAAGTTGGCCAAGAAGGCCATTGGCGCCGCGTCTGAGTCGGCCGGCATGAAGGCGCCGGTGACCGCCACCAAGGACCTGACCACCCTGCAAGACTTCCACACCAGCCTGGGCGATCGCATCCGCGCCGAGGCCGAGGCCTCCCGCAAGATGATGGAGGGCTTCGACTACAAGTACGACAAGGGCCAGCGCGTGTTCACCAAGGACAGCGCCGCCAAGAACCGGCCGCCGTATGAGATCCTCGAGCGCACCCGCGTGGGCAACGTGCCGATGCGTGAGGACATGAACAACATCCTCAGTAAGAAGATCATCGACCCCGAGACCGGCCGGGCCAAGCGCACGCCCTACGAGCCCGGCTACCGCGTCCGCTCGGACCAGGGCGAGGATTCCTACGAGTTCGTCATCCCGGCATCCGCCATCGTCGGGGACGTAGGGATGCAGGCCGGTGGCGTTGCCAAGCTGGCCAAGGCTCTGAAGGGGGCGCAGAAGGCCGATGATGCCGGCAAGACTTCCCTGGGTGAGGTGGGCAGCATGGTCACCAAGATGGGCGAGGAGGGGCGCTCGCCTATCGTCCCCGTGCCGAACCGTTGGTTCCTGTACCCTGATAAGTTCCCGCACCAGCAGAAGATGGTCGAGCGGGTGCTGGCGACGACCGGCCTGCGCCGCGAGGACTTCCCATCCGGGGCGTTCGTTGACCCGCGTACCGGCGAGGTGCTGGACTCCCGCATCATGAACGAGCTGGGTGTGGTCATCGACCCCAAGACCAATCGTCCCATGATGTCGGCCAAGGGCGAGTCGGGCATTGAGCGCATTGACCCGAAGATGGGAGCGTTCACCAAAAGCAATCTGGTCCGCAAGGGCCTGTTCAAGCCGGAGGGCGGCGATCCGCTGCTCAACGACCTGAACTTCCTGGCGACCATCGAGAAGGGTGACGTCGGCCACAAGTACGGCTTGGCCACAGAGTACGCAAGCCCCGCAGAGCTGTGGAACACCGGCACGGGCGCGAACCCCACGCTGCGGCCGAGGAGCCGTGGCGACCTGTTCGGCGTCGGCGATGTCGTCGGCCGGGTTCGTGTTGGCCGCAGTGAGCCGCACGACGTGTACGAGAAGCTGTTCGTCGCCCCCAAGGGTTCGGACGTCCAGGGCGTCAAGTTGAGCAAGGCCGCTGGTGGCGAGGTCCACATGGACAAGGGCGGCAAGGTCGAGGACAAGGCCTACGTCGGCTACCGCCGTGCTGGCCGCCGGCCGGAGTCGCAGCAGAACCGGGAGGCCTCGGCCAACATCCCGGTGGCGGTTGCCCGAGGTCTGGTGTCCGGCACCCTTGGTATGCCTGGGGACCTAGAGTCGCTGGCCCGGCTGCCGTATGAGCTGATCACCGGCAACGAGTCGCCGACCATCCTGCCGACGTCAGGCGACATCGAGAAGCGCCTGCCGCTGCGTGGTGCAAGCCAGACCCCTGCGGGTGAGCTGTTCACTGGGGCTGGCCAGTTGGCTGGCGGGGCATACACCGGGCCGCTGTCGGGCGCCAGGGCCGCCATGGCCGTGCCCAGGGCCGTTATAAAGGCCGGCAAGGACTTTGCGATGGCTGCTCCGCAAGGGGCGCCACGGATGTTCATTGGCCCGAAGGCCAAGACCTGGGATCAAGCCAAGGCCGACGCTGCCGCTCGCATGGAGCAGGAGGGCCGAGACCCTGTGGACATTTGGCGTCAGACCGGCACCTTCCGAGGTGCTGACGGCATTCAGCGCCAGGAAATCAGCGACGTTGGGGCGACATATCGCAACCCTAAGCAACTCAAGGAGTTGGGCGAATCCAAGAAGGCTCAAGCACAAGAGTTGCAGCAAAGTCTAATTACGCCCATCGGTCAGAAGGACTTCTGGCCCAAGGCGCTGACAGAGGCCAAGAAGCCTGCGCGAGAGAAGGTCAAGACGCTGAAGGCGCAGGCCGATGAGCTTCGCATGGATGCTGACAGATTCGGTCATCGAGCCGAGTTTGCGCTCGAGCATCCTGAGCTTTATGCCGCTTACCCTGAGCTGGCAAACCTACAGGTATATCAAGGCAAGAAGGGCTTTGGTGGGGCAAGCGCAGGCCTGATGGGTGGCAAGGGTGACATGGAGGTCAACATTTACCAGAAAGGCCTTGCTGGCAATCCTCGCTCAAGTATGTTGCATGAGATGCAACACGCGGTGCAGACCCTTGAGGACATGGCCCCTGGTGGCAACACGACCACCGCCTTCAATCATCCGATGACGCATGAAATCTACAAGCGCAAGCTTGATGAGATCAATACCCCCGTTACGTTTGAAGAGTTCCAGTCCGTCAACCGCTATCCAGAGGACAAGGCTCGAGAGGCTTATGACGATTACGTCAGGACGTACAAGCCGAGCATTACTCAAGAACTTGATCGGGCAATCCAGCAAGAGGCCGCGATGGAATACTACAAGCGGCTGGCTGGCGAGGCCGAGGCTCGAGCGACTCAGTTCCGCGAGGGCATGACTCCGAGTCAACGAGCCCAAGAATTCCCGTACAGCAGCTACGACGTCCCGCCCGATGATCTGATCGTCAATCCAGCGAAGGGCACTGTCAACGCCCTACAGACCGTGTACCACGGCTCACCGCATAAGTTTGACCGATTCGACGCCAGCAAGATCGGCACGGGCGAGGGGGCGCAGGCTTACGGGCATGGTCTGTACTTCGCTGAAGCGCCTGGAGTTGCGGAGGGATATGCGAAGACTCTTGCCAACCGCGATATGGCGAATCAGGGCAGGCTCAATGCCCATGCAAATGCCCAGCGATTAGCCAGCCTTGCTGGAGACCCAAAGTATGCCGCTGACGACATTCGATTTGTATTGTCAAACGAGCCAGATCACCCTCAAAAAACATTGCTTCAGGATACATTGGCGTTTTTGGATAGCGGAGATTTTGCGAAACCGCTTGAGACCAAAGGCAATCTCTACACCGTAGACCTCCCCGACGAGAAGATCGCCCGGATGCTGGACTGGGACAAGCCGCTAGGCCAACAATCAAAAAATGTTCAAGAAGCCATTGATAGAACTAAATCAATGCTTCCACCTAATGCAATAGACGATCTTGGTGGCGATTTGTCATTGATGTACGGTAAAGATGTGATGCCACAGGAGTTTTTAAATACTTGGGAGAGCTTCGGCCAAAAAGCTGGAGGTGAATCAGCACTACAAAAGCTAGGCATCCCAGGCATCAGATACCTTGACGAACAAAGCCGAGGCGCAACCGGAAAAGGCAAGTGGAAAATCACCATGAAAAATGGTGAGCAAAAGATTTATGACTTCAAGCCGAACGACGATGTGCTTGAACAAATGGGCGCAACTGCGGAGCCAGCGGGAACCAGCAACTTCGTCGTCTTCCCTGGTGAAGAAAATGCCCTGACCATCCTTGAGCGCAAGAAGGAAGGCGGCGAGGTAGGCATGAAGGGTGGTGGCGAGGTCAAAATGAACGATGGCGGCAGTTTTGAAGACAAGCCGTTTATTGGCTACCGTCGCGCCGGACGCCGCCCAGAGAGCCAGCAAGACAGAAGGGCATCTGCTGACATTCCGGTGGCTGCCCTTCGTGGGTTCGTCTCGGGCACCCTGGGTCTGCCATCAGATCTTCTGAACCTGCCAGGAGCCGTTTACTCTGGCGTGACAGGCAAAGATGCCTACGAGATTCCGTTTGGTTCTGAGGACATCGAGAGGCGACTGCCTTTTCGTGAGGTCAGCGAAACGCCTGCTGGCAAGGCTTTCACGACTGCTGGCCAGCTTGCCGGTGGCGCATATACCGGGCCACTGTCTGGAGCTAGGGCCGCTCTTGCTGTCCCAAAGGCTATCGGCAAGGCCTCGGAAGACTTTGTTCTTGCCGCCGGCCGCCCTGCCGTCAACGTCTACAAGCCCCACACCCCCCTAAAGCCTGACCCAGACGTTGGCAGGCGTTACAAGGTGACCGACATTGGGGGTTTGGCGCCGAGGAAAAATCTCGACATCGAGGATCTTGAGAAATCACAGGCCAAGATTTTCCCGTGGGATGCGACAAGCCGGAACAAGTTGGTCACTGAAGTGTCGGATGTGCCTCTCACCAAACCAGTGCTGACCGAGGGTGGCGACGAGTACATGCTTGACCTTGGGCACATTGCCAACAGGATTGCTGGCGCATCAAACCGCGGCATCGCAGAGCGCATCATGACAAGGATCAATGAGGCGTCTCTTGAGAATCAACTCTTGGGCTCTGGAACTGGCAAGGTATATGGCTTCCCTGTTCGCATGGGGCCCGGCGCAGAGATGGCTGCGACATTCCCAACGAATATCGCCTTAGACTTTTTGAAGCAAGCCAATCTCAGCAAGAAAGAGCTTAAAGAGCTTGATCAGAGCATGAGGAATATGGTTTTTGAAGGCAAGAAGGGCGCCTTCAAAAACATGGCCCCGTTCGGTTCTCCAGACTTTATCAAGCAACTGGATGAAGGCTTGAAGACAGACAAGAAGGGCGGCATCCAGGGCTTCAGCGACATGAACATGCGGAAGGCATTCATGAATCGCATGGCCATGGTTGAGAACCAGAAGAGGATGGGTTACAACATCCAAGACATCTCTGGCGCAGTTCTTGCCGATGAGCTTAAAGGGATTCCCAAAGGCTACGTCGGCAACGTGGCTGCGGAGCTTGAGCCATTCGGCAAGTTGCGCCCATCCGCATCCTCCACTTACGATACGGACTTCCCTGGCGTGTACGCTGGCTCAATGCCAAACATGCCTGTTGAAATTTTGATGCCGCAGCGGTTTTCTGAGATTTATCGTGAGATGAAGAAAGAGTACCCAAGCGCAACATTTGAGGCGCTTCGCAACATGACCATCGGCGCCTTGGAAAAACGCAACCAGGGCATCTCCGAGAAAATCGGCCCGCGCAACATTGATGCAGTCAAGACCTTCCAAGAGGGGCTGAAGCAGGGTGATTTTGATCCCTATGACATCAAACAGGTCTACGACTACATGCGAAGAAAAAAACTTGGTTTGAAGTTCGCAAAAGGCGGCGCCGTTAGCGGTTTGTCCGCAGTTGAAAAGGTTTAACCCATGGCTACAGAATTCCCCATCGACCCCGAGTTTGGCCGGTTCATTGAAGGCCAGCCCCAGGATCAAGACGACGAGCAGGGCGTCATCGTTGACATGCCCATGGACGATGCCGAGATCGAAGAGCTGCCAGACGGCTCTGCCATCGTCCGCATGGACAGCAAGGGGCCGATGGAAGACCAAGACTTCTACGCCAACCTCGCTGACGGCGACATCGTCAGCGGGTACGACCTCGACAAGCTGGCCCTGCGCTACATCGAACTGGTCGAGAAGGACAAAGAGGCCCGCAAGCAGCGCGACAAGCAGTACGAAGAGGGCATCAAGCGCACCGGCATGGGCAATGACGCCCCTGGTGGGGCCAACTTCCAGGGCGCATCAAAGGTTGTCCACCCCGTGATGGCCGAGGCCTGCATTGATTTCGCTGCCAGGGCCATCAAGGAGATGTTCCCACCGGACGGTCCGACCAAGACCAAGATCCTGGGCGACGTCACCGAGGAGAAAAGTGCGTCTGCCGAGCGCAAACGCGACTACATGAACTGGCAATTGACCGAGCAGATCGAGGAATTCCGCGACGAGCAGGAGCAATTGCTTACCCAACTGCCTCTCGGTGGCTCTCAGTACCTCAAACTCTGGTACGACGAGAAGAAAAAGCGCCCCTGTGCGCAGTTTTTGCCCATTGATAACGTGCTTTTGCCCTTCGCATCGGCCAACTTCTACACCGCCCAGCGGTTTACCGAGGTCGATGACATCTCCGAGTGGGAATTTCGGCGTCGAATTGAGTCGGGGCTGTACAAAGACACCGCTCTGACCCGTGCAACGATGGATCCTGAGCCGACTGCGTCCCAAAAAGCCACCAACAAGATCGAAGGCAAGTCCCAAAACGAGAATGAGGACGGCCTGCGCCGGGTTTACCACGTCTACACATGGCTGGAAATTGACGACGACCCAGTCACCAAGGGCGAAATGGCCCCGTACATCCTGATGATCGACGATCTGTCCACCGAGGTCATCGGTTTGTACCGGAACTGGGAGGAAGGCGACGACACGATGACCAAATTGGACTGGGTCATCGAGTTCAAGTTCATTCCCTGGCGTGGCGCCTACGCTGTCGGCCTGCCGCAGCTCATTGGAGGCCTCTCCGCGGCCCTTACAGGCTCTTTGCGAGCCCTCTTGGACTCTGCCCACATCAACAACGCTGCGACGCTCCTGAAGCTCAAGGGCGGCAAGATCTCCGGGCAGTCCCAGGAGATCGAAGTCACCCAGGTTGTGGAGATTGAGGGCGCCCCAGGCGTGGATGACGTGCGCAAACTGGCCATGCCCATGCCGTTCAACCCGCCTTCGCCGGTTTTGTTCGAGCTTTTGGGCTGGCTGACCAACGCCGCCAAGGGTGTGGTGACCACGGCCGAGGAAAAGATCGCAGATGTCAACTCCAACACTCCTGTCGGCACCACCCAGGCGCTGATTGAGCAGGGCGCGGCCGTTTTCTCGTCCATTCACGCCCGTTTGCACGAGTCTCAGGGTCGCGTGCTCAAGGTTTTGAGCCGCATCAACCGCTGGTACCTCGAGGACATGCAGCGCGGCGAGGTTGTCGAGGATTTGGACATCAAGCGCGAGGATTTCATGCGGATCACCGACGTGATCCCGGTGTCCGACCCCCACATCTTCAGCGAAACCCAGCGGATGGCACAGACCCAGGCGGTCATGGCCATCATGAAGGACAACCCTGACCTGTTCAACAAGCGGGCGGTGATCCAGCGCTTCCTCAAGCAGATCAAGGTGCCCGGCATCAACGAACTGATGACCGACGTGCCCTCTCCGGTAAAGCAGGATGCTGCCAACGAGAACGTGGCGATGGCCATCGGGCAGGCGGCCTTCGCTTACCCCGAGCAGGACCACCTGGGCCACATCCAGACCCATCTGGACTTCGCCAAGAGCCCGATCTTCGGCTCCAACCCGATGATTGCCCCGACCTACCTGCCAAAGGCCGTGGAGCACATCAAGCAACATATCGTGCTGTGGTATCTCAACCGCATGAGCGGCTACGTCCAGAAGGCCATTGGCGGCAAGATGCCCGAATACGAGCTGCACAACGATCCGAAGGTCATTGACCGGATGTTCGGCGCTGCATCGCAGCACGTCGAGATGGATGCAGACGAGACCCTCAAGGGGATCCTGCCCGTCGTGCAGCAGCTCATGCAGAGCTTGCAGCAGTTCAAGCAGCAGCCCCAACTGCCGCCAGAGGCCAAGGTTCTGCTGGACACCAGCATGGCCGAGACGCAGCGCCGTCAGGCCCGCGATCAGGCCGAGATGCAGCTCAAGGACAAGGAGCTGGCGGCCAAGATCCAGATGGACATGCAGGAGCTTCAGCAGCGCCAGCAGCGCGAGATGGAAGAGATGGAGTTGAAGCTGGCGATTGCCCGCGGCGACAACGAGATGAAAGAGCGCATCGAAACAGCCCGCCTAACGCGAGATGCGGCCAAGCTCAACTTCGAGCAGGTCAAGGCTGTACAACCCCAAGGAGGCCAGTATGGCTACGAGTGACCAAGAGCAGAAGAGCATCAACGTGCCCCAGCACAAGCGCATCGCCATGGGCGAGAAGCTTGACGGCTCGAGCATGCAACCCAAGGGCCAGTCTGGCGCCAAACCCCAAGGAGGCCTGCAACAAGCGAAGAAAAAATGAAAACCATCGGCGACCTGATTGGTGGCATCAAGTCTAGGCAGGCTGAAATAGCCGCGTCCCTCGCTGATGGAAATGCAGCGAACTGGGAGGCTTACCACCGCATGGTCGGGCATTACGCGGGCCTACAGGAGGCCCTTGACATCCTGAACAACCTGATGAAG